CACCAGCAGGTTCGCAGCCCGATTGTCGGTGCGCTGTTCGTTGACGTGGTGAACGTGATGGCCCTGGGGGATGTCACCATAGGCGGCCTGGGCGACCAGGTGATGCTCGTACAGCATGACCTGCCGACCATCCACCTGGCGGTAGTAGCGCAGGTAGCCAAGCTTCTTGTCGAGTATCGCGTTCCAGCCGGCGTACTGCTCACGCACCCGGTGCAGGGTCGGGCAGTCGGTGGGGTAGGAACTGTTCAGTTCTGAGACTTTGCACGCCATGATCGAAATCCAGATGTTGGCTATACAAAGCTTTCTCAGATTGTTGGCTCGCCGTTTGGTCGATAAAGGGGTGTTCTCGCAAGGCGAAATGGCCGATCTGCATGATGCCTGGTTCCGTGATGTTCTCGCCCTTGGCGCCGAGTTAGAGGCTACAGGAGACGAGCGAGACGTGGACGGCGTCCTGCGGATGATCCATTCTCTGACTGACGAGTTCTCCCCTAAATAACCGAAACACGCACGCCGGCTAACCGGTGTGTTTGTCCAGCAGACTGCCGCCCTCGTCCTCTCAAACAGTTCGGCAGGCTGCGCTCTGAGAAAGCGCCTTGGTCTTGTTGCCGGGGCGCTTTTTATGCCCCGGCTGCGTCACTCTACGACGAGTGTGATGTTCAATGGCTGGCCGGGGCGTGGGAGAAAGGCTCCGGGAACCCTTCGGCTACGATCAGGTCAAACGGGTGACATGCGAGCACATCACACAGTTCGCCAAGTTCCGTCAGCGGCATGGACTGAACCTTCTTGAGGCGCTGAATGGAATTGTAGTGCTTACCAAGACGTTCGGCTAAACCGACGTTCGTGAAGCCGCGTTCGCGCATGAGAATTTCCAGGCGATTGCGGTCAACGCGAACCCGCTGGGGGCGGTGTTCTTCTTGCTCCGCCATGTCCTTTGGAGCGTTGCTGTTCTGCATACTTACCTCCCCATAAAGAAAATTTAGGTTGCCTCACTCAAGATACCACATTTCTTGTGGGGTGTCAACACTTTATTTGTGCATCAACACAAAAAGGATGTAGGGCCAATCCCGTTGACGAATACACCAAAAGTGTGATATGCTCAGGGGGCGAAGGAACGCGTGGCAGCACACTTCGTAAGGACACACAATGCGGTTTTTTGTTGCTTTCGATCTATACTTCGTCGGCAAGGCCCGGCGCTCAATGGGACTCCCACACGGCTTAACCGCTTTGTGTCGAAGTTGCTGCCACGCAACCATTGGGCGCCGGGCCTTGCCGTTATCATCGCAAGGAGTCTTATCATGCGTGGCAGCAAGAAGACCTCTGAACCAACCACCGCTTCAGGACGATGGGCGGCCATCAAGCACATTCTGGACGGCAAGATTCCGATCCAAGATGTGCTGGATGCGGCCCAGCAGCTTCAGGCGCAGCGGGGAGAAAAGCCGGAGCCGGTAGTCTCCCCGGTGACGCCGCCTTGGATCGGTGAGGCGATCCGGCGCAAGACAACAGCGCCGGCCGCGGCGAGCAAGCTCTATGAGCCTTGGCTTGATGACATTACGCGCGGGCCTGCTGACCTGATCCGCTATTTTGCCGTTACGGCTTGTTACGAGCGCCAGCCGGAGCTTGTCGAGTTGGGTAACGATGATGAGCGGGCGCTGGTGCTGGAGGCTGTCGAGTTCGCTGCGGACGTGGCCGTGAGGCTGGCCGGCGTCTCGGAGAGCTGGGCGGATGGGTATCGGGCGTTGATTGCTGCCCTGTGCAAGTAGCCCCCTGACTGGGCCTCCTGCTGGCCGTTGAAGAGACCAGCAGGAGGCCCGTTTTGTTGTGCCTCCGCGTTTTGCGCCACACTTTGTTTGTGATCTATAATGCCAGGGCGCAACCTGAAGCGCAACCCACTGAAAGGACCTCGAAATGACGCGCCTCCGTTTTTTGTTTCTTGCCATTATAGCCTTTGTGTTTCTGTTTGCCTGGCTGCCCGCTGGCGCGGCGCCGCCCGCTCAGTCGATCGCTTTCCCTGCTCAGGGGACGGCTGCGACCAACGCCAATTTGCGCGCTGGGCCAGGGACGAATTTCGCCAGGGTAGGCGGCGTCACGGCTGGCGATGAGCTTACCATCACGAGTTGCAATGATGGCTGCACATGGTACAAACTCGACAGCGGCAATTGGATTGCGTCCTCACTAGTGGAGTTGAGCGGCGCTGTACGGGCGCCAGCAGTGAACGCCGGCCCTCCTGCTGGCGCTGTGGCGGCGCAGGTGACGGGTATCACGGACGGCGACACGATTACGGTGCGAATTGACGGGAAGGACTATAAGCTGCGCTACATCCTGATGAACACGCCAGAAGTTGATCAGCCACTTGGCGATGAGGCGACCGACGCCAACAGGGCGCTGGTGATGGGCAAGACGGTGTACCTGGTCAAGGATGTGTCCGAGACGGATCGTTATGGGCGATTGCTACGATACGTTTATCTGGCTGATGGGACGTTTGTCAACGCCGAGCTTGTGCGGCAGGGATGGGCGCAGGTGGCGACGTTCCCGCCAGACGTGACCAAAGAAGCGGAGATCCGCGCTGCACAGCAGGAGGCGGTGGCGGCAGGTCGCGGCCTGTGGGTCACCCAGCCGGCGGCAGTTGCGACCGCCTTACCTTCGCGAGGTGCAGAAATTGCTGTCGCTACTCCAACAGCAGCACCCGCGGCGCCAGTTCCGGCCAGCAGCCCTTCGGTGCAGCTTGTCATTGTTGTGAATCGCAGCACGGAGGAAGTATTGGAGATTCGCAATTCGGGGAGCGCTGCGCTCGACATCAGCGGCTGGCGACTAGATGGCAGCAAGGGTGACGATTTCTGCACAATGCCAGCAGACACGACACTTGCCCCTGGCGCGGGCTATCAGGTGGCTACTGGCGATAGTCAGCCCCAAGGCGCGGGCATGAAGTGTGGCGATAAGCCGATCTGGAACAATGGGGAAGAAACGATTTATCTGCGCGGGCCTGGCGGTGTGATCCTCTCGATTGAGTCGGTGAAAAGGTGAACTTGCAGAATTGACTAAAACATGCGCAACGTGCGCGAGCGAATGCCGGCCAGTTCATCCCACGACCACGTCGGCGCCGCCAGCCGCCACGCCCAGCCGAATTTGCCGCTTGGGCCGGGAGCGGGCTGGCCGCTCTGGTCGGTGTACATGGGCGCAGCGCCGGCTAGCCGGTAGATCGTCCCGCGGTGAAACCGCGGGTCGCTGTAGCTGATCGCCAACTGGATGCTGAATCAGCGGGCTTAGCCAAATGCGGCATAAGTCCACCACCTGCCACTGCGTAGGCAATCCTTCGTATCCCCACCAACCACCGCACTTGGTAGCATGGGGGATGCCAAGCATGATTACTCCAACCCCCATGCCGTGATATGTGACCACGTAGCACATGGGCCGCGCCCGCGGGTCAACGGGTGCGCGCAGGTAGTGATGCTTGGTGACGATAGCCTGCGCCTCGGAGAGATCGGCGGCGTCGCCCAGGGAGAGGGTGAGGGCGTGGGTCATAGTGTCAACAGAACTCCTTGCGCTTCGTAGCCGGCCCACGCCGCGAGGCAAGCATCTCGCTCGTAGCGAATGCGCGTCCCGTCGCAGGTGAAATTCTCGCTGCCGGCGAGCACGCGAAACATGGCATACCTGCGCCAGTAGTTGACGCGGCCTATGTGGATACGCTTCCCTAGCGCCTGCGCCGCCTTGATGCAGTCAACCGCTGCTCCACTTTCTTTCCATGATGTGGAGCCGCCGACAAACAAAGTGCTCCATAGGTCGGCGCAGGGGAAATCCAGCGTCTCTTGGCCGTCCTGGGCGACAAAGGCCAAGGGCCAGCCGACCAGCATAGGCGCATAATGAGCAAACATACCCAGCGTCTGCGCAACGTCACCAACGCTGTCCGGCACAACAACAAATAGGCATGTCGCTCTGTATTCAGTCATTCTGTCCACCCACTCAAAAAAACGAACCTCGTCAAATCCTGTAAATGCGCAGTTATCCCCAGCCCACAATGCACCTTCCTGTATTGACTGCGGCACGGCACGGTGCTGAAACGTGGTCAACACCCCGTATGCGTCCGTTCTGGACGCGGTGGGAATCAGAAAGCGCATGTGCTGTCATTCCCACCAGGTGCGCGTAAGGGCGTGGGTCATGGCAGTGCTTCCACACGCAGCACGAGCGGGCGGGGAGCGGGGCGCAGATAGCGGGTGGCGCGAGCGAGGCGCGATTGCAGTCGCCGGCGCTCCTGCTGGTAGAACTGCATTTCAGAGATGCTCCGACCACGGCTGATATCGAAGATGTCTAGTTCAAGCTGTGCTATGCCCGGCAGGGTTGGAACGTAAACGACGCCGGCGCATTGCATCACTGAGCAGAAGCTGGAGAGCGTTTCGTCTAGCACGGCCAGCGTGGCGGGCTGAACTTCGCCCAAGGCGAGCAGTTCTTCGCGGGCCACGTCGATCGCTTCTTGTAGAATCATGACTGCACCCCGCTTTCCTCGCCACTGCGGCCCAGCGGGCAGTTTGCCAGGCAGCAACGTCCATAGGCGACTGCATCGCCGCCAGATAGCCAGTAGATGGCCCCACGCCCGTCCGGCGATTGGCGCAGGCAGCGAGGGCTGTCCCAACTGCCCTCGAACGTCATGACGTTGCCTGGCCGCCGGCTCTGCACATCCTGGATGCGGTGCGCACAGTGGCGGCTGATCTCGTCAAAATAGCCGGCTTCTAGCTGCCAGCGAGCGCCTGGCGGCATCTCGTCGATCATCTGCTGGAAGCTGCGCTTGTCGCCGGCGTCCAGGTGTTCCAAGGCGATCCAGCAATAGCTAGGCACGATTTCCCTCCGTGGGTGTCCATTCCCACAGGCCCAGCGCGCCCTTGGCGGGCACGGGCTGGGGCAGCACACGTATGATGCGCAGGCCCCAGGCGTAGCGCCCGACGTTGTAGTCGCCAAAGGCGCGTTCGTATGCACCTAGAACGGGGGCAATGTCTTCCGTTGGCTTGCAGGCCCATAGGTCGCAGATGCACAGCACCATGCCTACGCTGTCGGCTGGCGCGGGCTGGCCGAGCAGCCGGGCGCGCTGGAGAGCGAACGCAAACGGCTCTGTGCAGCACAGGTTGCGCGCCTGGCGGGGAAAGGTCTTAGCGGCGTGGATGGCGATGGGGCCGCGGTAGGTGGTGCGCCAAGACCTGGTTTCGACCTGCTTGGCGCCGATGGCGACCAGGGTCGCCCAAGGTTGGGTGAGGGTCAGGGCTTTCATTGTGCTTCCTTTTGGTCGGCGACTGTCGTAGGCCCCCGCCGGAACGGAGCCGGGCCGACAACGGCGAATTGTTCCCACTCCAGGCGAATGTAGGCTGCGCCTGGCTGGCCGGGGAGCGTGCAGTAGGCGATTACGCCCCACTTGCGCAACTCGTCCACGATCCAGAAGGTGCCGGCCCAGCGGTGCGGAGGGGCGATTTGAATGACGACACCGACGTCAATGGTTTCGGGAGGCGTAGTCATTCCCTCACTCCTCTCTGCCACAAGAAGTCCATGAAATAGTGCGCCGCCGCCGGGCACTTCTTGGCGTTCCACTCGGCGATCAATTCCGCCCGGCGCTGCGCCGGCAACGCGCGCAGCAACCGCCGGCCCGCCAGCCACCGCTCTGCGTCATGGCGTCGATTCAGATCGACGAATCGCTTCCAGGACGCGTCTGCCTTATGAATTACTTCTTCCGGCGTCGGCTGCTCTGCGCGAATTTGCTCCGCAAACAGTGGCAGCGCCTCGGCCTGCCGCTCCAGCTTTCGCCTGGCCGCCGCCAGCCGCCGCGTCGTCAACTCGCGCGGCTCATAGCGCATGTGGCTGCGTTGGAATCTCACAATATCACCCCCTCCACTACGTCCCGCGCGAACTCTGTCGCCAGGCGTGCGGCCCACAGCGGCTCGTAGAATTTGTCGAACTGCCGTTCCCATCGCCGCCCGGCGTGGAAGAAGATGAGGAGCGTAACGCCTGTGGTCTTGCTGAATCTCGTTGCCTCCATGTCCACGATGCCCAGCGGCGTGGCCCTGTAGGCGCTCCAACTGATTTCACAGTCATACCATACGTGCGTAAACGTGTATCCGCCGGTGGCCTTGGTGCTGCTGTCGAGGATGTTGGCCTGGCTGCTGCGTCGTTTCATGCAGCCCCCTGTAGTGTCTGGATCATGCGTTCGGTCAGCAGCTCAGCGGCCGGCGGAGTGACGGCGTTGCCGTACTGCCGGACGCGCTCGTCTTCGTTGCCCAGCACGATGTAGCTGTCGGGGATTGCCATGCCGCGGCCAACCTCCGCACTGACGAGGCCGCGGTAACCGCAGGCGTCAATGTCTTCGTCTGTGACTTCGCCTGTGACTTCGCCTGTCTCTCTGGCCGGCAGCGCCAGGTAGTGCCCGCGCGGACGCGTGCTCTGCGTGGGCATGGGGGCCAGCACGCTGCTGACGGCGGCAGCGGCTTCGCCGCGGTTGTAGTAGCCGAACAAAAACGCGGCGGCGTTGGGGGTGATCAGTGCATGCCGGTCGTTGGCCGTTATGGTCATCAGCGGCTCGGTCACGGCGTGGTTGCTGTCGCTGCCGCCGTAGTAGGACGAGATGAAGGCCGGCAGCACGAGGGACTGCTCGCCGTTCATGGTGGTAATTGTCTGCATCGGCTCGACCAGTCCCCGGATGCGGCTTTCGCTGGGGTCATGGCTGGTCTGCATCAAGAATCCTCCAGGGGCGATCACGGCATGGTGGCGCACGGTCGTCTGCGTGCCGAGCGGGTCGGTGATGGACGAAGCGTCGCTGCTGCCGTACAGTTCGGCGAGGAACGGCAGGACGACGCTCATGTCCCGGCTCGTGGTGACGGTTGGCAGCGGCGCGCTCATGTCGCGGCTACGGTCATCGCCGCCGGCGTGGGTGGGCTGCACCATAAAGGGCACGGCGACGGCCAGCGTCCGGTTGGCGAGCAGGGTGCGCATGGGGCCGAGCATGGGCCATGTCATGCCGGCCTCGTTGTCGCCGCGGGCGGTATGCACGTAGTCAATGCCGAATTGTTGGCCGGCAAACTTTTGCAGGCCGATCTTGATGCGCCGACGGGTGTTGTCGCCGATCTGGCGCAGGTTGTGTTGCCTGCGATAGGTCGGGTCGCGGCGGTCGCCAACTGTGTGCATGGGGAGCGTCCAGTCTATGGCGTTGGCAGCGGCGTAGTAGTAGGGCGTGACGACGGAGGCGCACTTGGGACAGCAGTAGAGGTACTGGTTGCGCTCGCCGTACTTGCCGAAGGGCTTGGCCCGGTTTTTCCAGGTCTGGACGGCTTCGACAGTATCCCCACATTTGCGGCAGTGGGCGCGCGGGCGAATCTCCAGGTCTGGCCGGGGGTTCCCCTTCTTCCAGAAACAAATGTAGATGCGATCCCGGCTCTGTGGCGTGGGGTGCGCCACCATTGAGTTCAGGTAGACCGCGCGGTGCTCGTAGTCCAGATTGGTCATGGCGTGCAGCCACGGCTCGTATAGCCGCCAGTGGCGGATGTCTACGACGTTCTCGACGATCACGAGTTTGTAGTCGTGATGCTCCGAGAAGCGCACTACGTCCCACATGGTGGCCCGGCTGCGTTCCTCCACGTCGTCGATCGCATTCTCGATCTCGCCCCACAAGTTGCGGGCGCCGAGATTCTTGCGCTTGCCGCCCTTGGCGACGCTGTGATTGGTGCAGGAGGGAGAGAACCAGGCGCCCAGCGTGGTCGGGAACTTGCGCGGGTCGCACGTGGAAATGTCCGTCTGCACGTGACGGGTGCGCGTGAAGTTGGCGGCGTGGGTGCGCAGGGCAAGCTCGTCGTGGTTGACGGCTAGTTTGACCTCTACGCCTGCTTTGTGGATGCCGATGGATGAGCCGCCGGCGCCGCAAAAAATGTCCATAAAGTCGGCTGTTGTCTTGAGTGCTGTCATGGCCGGCCTCCCGGCATCTCGTTCCACTCGCGCCCGTCCAGCCGCCGGCCAGCGGCGTGCTTGGATGCCACACGGATGAAGCAGCCTTCTGTTTGCTTGTCGGCGGCCAGCGTGATGGTTCCACCGTTGTACCAGTCATCTGGCCTCTGATCGGCCGGCAGCCACTGGCCCCACTGCTTGAAGAAGAACGGCACGCCGGCAGCCTGGCACTGGTCGCGCAGGGAGCGCACCCAATTTTCGTGCATGGGGCGAGCTTGCGGGCCGCTCTCGCCGCCGGCGATCACCCATTCGACACCGTTGCGCCAGGGTTCGTGGCGCGGGTCGTCGGCGGCGAAGTGGGTTACGAGATAGAGGAACAGGTCAAGCGGACCTAACAGCGGCTCGCAGGAGAGGAAGCGCACGGGCGCAGGAATGTCGAGCAGGGCGGGAATGCGCTTGTCGGCCTGCTCTTGCGTCTCGACCGATGTGCCGATCCACAGGTTTGCCGGCCATCGGCCTGCGTCGAACCACAGCACCGGGGCCATGTCGGGGATGTTCTCCGGGCGCTTGGTGGGCAGCAGCCAGTCCAACCACGGCGTGCTGTCGATCAGCCGCCATAAGTCGGTGCGCCAATCGACTAGCTGGTCGTTCTTCTCAAACACGTCCGCCAAGCTGGCGCAGAGGACTTTGTAGCGCCGGCCTTCCTGCTCGGCTTTGCGGTTCCAGGCCAGCGGCTTGCGCCAGTTGGCGGCGCTGGTGCGCACGCGCTGCGCCTGCGGCCCCCACTCTGCCATACCGTAGCGGCGGGCGAAGGACTCGGCGTAGCAGTTGACGCAGCCGGGGCTGACGCGCGTGCAGCCGATCCAGGGGTTGAATGTGTGGTCTGTCCACTGAATTGCGCTGTTTTCACCCACGATGCGCACCCTCCAGTTGAAAGCGGGGCAGCCGCAGTTGATCGCATACGATGTCGAGGGTAGACCCGTCTACACCTTCGGCTGCGAAACCGCCGCCGTAGACGCCTATGCTCATGAGGTTGGCGAAGTATTCGGGGCTGTATTCCTGGGGGGCTACGTCTGCCAGGTGGGCGCAGGTCACAAGGGAGCTGGTCAGCAGAACGCGGTAGGCCATGAGTAGCTTCTGCGTCTGCGCCAGTTTTGCGCTCACGGGTGCAGCGGAGACGCCGCGCAGGAGCGGGCCGTAGTAGGTGTAGTCGTCGTCCGGGTCAATGCTGATCTGGATGTCTGCCATGCGTTTGAGCACGGCGAGCGTGGCCCGGCAGTCGCCTATCGCGGTGTGGTCGCCGCCCGGCAGCTTCTGCCAGCGGTAGCCGGTATGGCCTGGCTCGTCCACCCACTGCGAATAGGGGTGCATCACATCCACCCACCAAACATCGCTCATCCACTGATTTACCCATTCGCTTGCACCTTCCGGCGGTTTGCGAACCTCCGCGAGGCGCAACAATTCGTTGTACAGGATGCCCGTATCAAACTCGGCGTTATAGATTGCGACCGGCCTGCCGTGCAGCAGCTCGCGCAGTTGCGGTTCGATGTCGGCGAAGGTCGGGCCGGCGGCGGCCATTTCGGCGGTGATGCCATGCACCCGCTGTGCGCCAATCGTAATCTCGGCCAGCGGGTTGACCAGCGTGTCGAGCAGGGCCTCGCCGTCACGCGCACGCAGCACGGCAAGCTGCAAGATGTAGCCGTTCAGATCGGTGGTTTCGGTGTCGAGCACCAGCAGCTTGGGGTGCGACAGCAGCGCCTTTGCCCAACCGGTTTTTTGTGGCATGTTGTAGCTCTCCTTGAAAAAGGGGCGGCTTGCACCGCCCCTTGGCGGTTACTGTGGCGGCAGCATGGCGAGGGCCATGAGCACGGACAGGATGAAGAATGCGGCGGCGACGGTGTGGCTGGTGCTCATGAGCCGGCCCCGGCGGCGACCAGGATGAAGCCGAGCAGCCCGACGATGCCGACGATCAGCATCACGTAGAACATGCCTGAGTAGCCTTCTTGCTCTTCCATCAGCTCACTTTGCCGGTACTTGTGGCCGCCCCGGCTGGCGGTGGTAGATGCGGCGAGTTACTTCCAGAGTTCGGTGTCGGCGGCGACTGGCTGGGCGGCGAGGGTCGCCAGCAGGGCATCGGCTTCCTTGGGTGTGAGGTCGGCGAAAATCTTGGCCTCGCCGCTGCTGGCTTCCTGGGCCAGGCGTTCGATGTGGGTGAACCACTTCTCGCCGTGGATGCGCTGGGCCTGAATTTCGATGTCGCGCACCTGGTCGTTGCTGGCCTTGGCGGGCTGTGCGGGCGCGGCGGGCTTGCCGTTGGGCTGCGGGTCGGCGGGCTTCTGCGGCTGGGTGGCCTTGAGCGCGGCCATGAGCTTCTCGGCGCTCAGTTCCATTGTCTTGGGGAGGACGCCGCTGCGGTCGCCGGCCAGGATGCGGCGCTTGTCGTTATCTTCCGGCTTGGTGAGCATCCGGCTGCCGTCCTTGGTGGGGTAGCAGTAGGCGATGATCGAGAACAGGCCGAAGACGCCATCGGAGAGGCGCGGGTTGATGTCGGGGCGGACTTCGACCTTGCCTTCGGTTTCTTCCACATCGACGATGCGGCTGTGACCGGTGGCGACGACGATCTTGCCGCTGCGCAGGATGTCGCCCAGGATGCGCTGCACCTGCTCGGTGATGAGGGCGTAGGCGCGCAGGCGGTTGCGCTCGCCCATCTCTTTGACTTTGTCGCGAGCGGCCTGGTTGATGAGCCAGGTAAAGCCGTCGAGGACAACCGTCTTGTAGGCGCTGGCGCCGAGGTCTGCCGTCATCTGCTCCAGCGCGCCCAGGCTGGGCACGTCGGCGATCTCGTAGTCGCCTTTGAGCAGGTCGGTGCCACTCGGCTCGCAGTTGAGCAGGAGGGCGCCAGGGAATTTGGCTGCTTCGGTGGTCTTGCCCACTTTGGGCACGCCATAGAGCAGGACGCTCAAGGTGCGCAAGATGGGGGCGGATTGCTTGCGAATTTGCAGTGTGCTCATGATTGCTCCTTTTATGCTGCTTCTGCGGCTAACTCTGCGGCGATCTCGGCGTCCATTTCGGCGGCGAGGGCGATTTCCTTCATGCGCTCGTTGCTGGCGCGCTTGTCACTGTCCTGCGCCGTCATGGCGGCGGCGGTGTAGACGGATTCCGCCCCGCGGATGAGGATGTAGCGGTAGTTCATGCCGGGCAGGCGCACGGGGCGATCCGGCAGGCCCCAGCCGCAAATGCGCAGGGCGGCGGAAAATTCGGATTCCGTGAAGCGCAGGCGCTCCTCGTAGGGGAGGACGGTCTCCACCCCATCGGCGCGATAGGCGTTGATGGTGTATTGGCGGCCATTGTCTGCGTAGAGCACCTGGACGGTGAGCGCCAAGCGGTCGCCTTTGACGCCGCGCATAATGGCGACCAAGCCGTGATCGTCCTGCATCTTGCGGACGAACATCACGGCCAAGCGATGCTTGCACAGTTTGCGCCCGTTGGGGTCTATGGGTGCGCCGCCGTCCACGCAGTCGCAGCCGCCCTTGAGGCTGCACACGTGGCCGTCCACGCGCCAGTAGTCCCGATTGCCCTGGTCGCCCATGAACTCGACTCGCTGGAGACGGACAAGTTCGGCGGCGGCCTGCGCCCGGCTGCCCCTGCCGTCCTTGTAGCGGACGGCAGGGAACTTGGTCTCGGCTTGCTCGATCAAGGAATCCAGCATCATGACTGCACCTCGGCGGGAGGTGCGGCCACGGCGGCGGCGTACTGTGTGCGGACGGCGGCGCAGAAGGTGCGGTCGTTGGGGACGTTGATGGAGGTGACGCCATCAAGAAAGCCTTGCACGGCTTCGTCCACTTCGGTGGCTAGGGGCTGGGCCGTGCAGTAGACGCCGCTGTGCAGTTCGCCGTCGCGCAGGTGGAGACAGGCGTAGTTCAGGGCGTTTTCCCAATAGGTGCTGCGGGCGCCACGGCGGCGGCTGCGGCCGCCTATCATTCCCCATTTAGCCATTGCGGGCCTCCTTGCCGGCAGCCTCGGCGTCGAGCCAACCCCCTGCCTGGGCGTCGCTGATGCAGACGCCAAGCGAGTAGCCGAGGCGGTAGAGAATTTTGCCCTGCTCGTAGCCGGGCAGCGGGGCCGAGGGCGGCACGAAGGTATTGCCGCGGTCTGTCCCTCGTGGTACACTTGCAGTAGGCGTCATTGAAAAATGTCCTTTCCTTGAACGCTGTCCCTGGGTGGTGTTGCTGGCGCCGCCCAGGGCTTTTTGTTGCCCGAAATTCATAGTCCTATTGGAGTGTACCACATTTATTCTGTTGTGTCAACACTTTTTTTGTGTATGCACACGCGATATATGTGGGCTACAATAGAGAATATGTGCAGGGGAATCGAAGGGGGGCTTGAATCCTCGGAGGGCTGCCGGTGAGGGCGATTGGCGCAGGCGGGGAGTGGTACGCGGGCTATCGCCGTTCGGCGCGCTGGCGGCTGCTGCGTTCGTTGCGACGCCGGCTGGACGGTGGGCGCTGCCGCATTTGCGGCGACGCTCGGCGGCTCCAGACGCACCACCGGAGTTACAGCAATCGTGGTGCGCCGGGTCTGCTGGGGTTCCTGGCTGAACTGCGGGATTGCATCACGTTGTGCGACGCCTGCCACGGGCGGGCGCACCAGAAGTAGGCAACGTGTCCGACCATCCATCCATCCGCGAAATGATTAGATTCTCGGCCAGCGTCGCTGGGTTTGGCGCGGCGTTAGCTGCGCTGCCCAACACGGGGCTGTGGGATAACTTGCGAGCGCAGGCCCAGGCGGAGCGGCAGCGGATGATCGACGCGCTGCTGGCCGGCGACCAGGTCACGTTTGCCACATGGCTGGATGAAGCGGCGGCGCTAGGCGCTGTTGCGGATCGGCCTCCTCTTTCCCCACGCACTCATCAGCGAGCAGGCATTACCAAATGTAAGCACCGCGGCCAGCCGAAAGCGCGCCGGCGGATGGCCGCGGCATCCAGACGGCGCAACAGGAGGAAACGGGTATGAACGGAGAGCAAAAGCCAAGTCTTATCCAGTCGGAACCGGCAATGGTGGCCGGCGGCGTAGCGAGTATCGTCGGGGCGATCATGGCGGCGTTGTTGATGGCCGTGTCGCTCGGATGGTTGACGCTCTCGCCTGAGCAGTTGGACGCCATTCGTAATTTCCTGGTCATGGCGCTGGCTGCCGCTGCGCCGGTGCTGCCGCTGCTGGTGGCGTGGTGGACGCGTGGCAGAGTGACGCCCACTGCCGACCCGAAGACGGAGGACGGCGAGCCGGCGATGATCTTGCCGGTGGCGCAGGCGCAGGCTATGGGAATCCTGCCGGAGGGCGCCGGATTCGCTGACGGTCAGCTTGTGGCGGGCAGGCCAGGCGCTGGAGGGCCTGGTTATGCTTGTGTGCTGGACGTGGCTGGAGTTGCTGCGGCTGGACAAGCTGCTGGGGCTGAGGCGGCCATGAGAGATGCTACCGACCGGCTTCCACTGGAGGATACACTGTACGACCTCGACCCGGCGCGACCGGGCCGGGGTCAGGGCGCTGGGCCGGATTTGCGCACGGAAGCGGAGAAGCGCAACGACTCGGTGCGGAACCTGACCGAGATGATTGCGCTGTTGATGGACTTTGCAAAAGCGTCGGGGGCTGCCTTGGTCACGTTGGCGTCACGCTTGGAGGCAATAGAGTCACGCTTGGAGGCGCTGGAACGGCGGGAAGGGCGCAGTGGCGAGTGAGGCGGATGGGTATGTACAGCCCTATTCGCCCTGCACGCTGATCATGCCGGACGGTAAGGTGACGCGCCGGAAGTCGGTGCGGACGGTCAAGCTGATGACGGTCAAGGCGGCGCTGGCTGCCTTGGCCGGGCAGCAGCGGGCGTATGTGGCGCCGGATGATGAGGAAGCGGTGCTCCAACTTGCGGGGATGGTGTAAAGGCGCACAGGCCGCGACCAGCGGCACGGGGTGGGTTCGATGCCTGCTCCCCGCTCTCAGCAGGGCACTTTAACAACTTAATCTTTGTTTAGCAGGCGGCGGCGGGCGTCGTCGAGGGTCTGCCGGTTGAATATCCAGCGGTTGCCGCGGCGACCATCCGGGGCGATCTGTTTGGATGTGTAGACGTGGTAGCGCAGCCAGGTGTCGCCCACGCCAAGGTAGGCGGCGGCCTCTTTCATGGTGAGGCCCTCGGTCTGGTGGGCGGCTTTGAAGGCGTCTAGGGTGGATTGGAGGAACAGCAGGTTGCCGCCCGTTTCGTAGTCGGCGGCCAGGTGCTGCTGTTCGTAGATGTGGTATTTGAGCGTCTGGACGTGGATGCCCAGGTACTCAGCGGCTTCGGCGGTGCTGTAGAGCTTCGGTTTCATCGTCTCCCCACAGAGAGGGTTGGTTGGCGGCGGGCTGCTGCGGTTTTGGTTGGGGCTTGGGCTGCTGCGGTGTGGGGGCCGGGGCCGGCGCACGGCGGAATTGCGCCTCGGCGACTGTGAAGCCGTCGCAGCGCAGCATGTCGCCGACGACGGTGCGGTGGCAGCCGAGGGGGGATGCGCAGGCGCAGAGCAGCAGGGCGGGACGATCCAGCCGGGCGAGGGCGGCTTTGCCGGTTTCGTAGTCGGCGATGCGCATCCCGCCCGTTTTGTAGTCTGCGTTGCCCAGGGCTTTGACGTGCAAATAGCGGCCGGCGAAGTGGCGGGTCAGTTCCCACCCTTTGAAGCCGGGGCGGCCATAGGGGTTGAAGCGGATGTCCACCAGGACGGCGCCGAGTTCGTCGAGAAGCTCGGCGATTTCACTGGGTTGGCGCTGGCCGTATCCGGCGGTGAAAATTTGCGTTGTCATGCGGTTATTGTACCCCACAGTACAGGAATTGTCTAAACGGCATCGGGTAGGGCCATGCTGTTGCTGTGAATGAGCGCCCGGTAGAGGGTGCCGATGGCGGCGGCCTCGCTGGTGAAGCCCAGGGCGTCCAGATGCAGGATGTAGCGCATGATGACTGCCGACGTGGTGTCGGAGGTTTTCATTTCGGGGGCGGGGAGGTCGGGCCGGGTGGGGACGTTGACGACGGCTTTTTTGCCCCGCACCGGGGTTTTGGATAGCTCGGCGGCGTGCGCCATCCAAAATTGTTCGAGATCGAACAGCCCGTCCTGGGCCTGCTCGCCGTAGAGGTCGGAGACGACGCGGCAGAAGGTGTTGAGGGGCATGGCTTTGGCTTCGCGGTAGACGCGCAGGGCGATCAACTGGCGGTAGTGGTCGAGCTTGACCATTGCCTCGGCGTGGCCCACGGGCAGGTGCTTTTTGGCGACGAGCTGCTGCACGTCGGGGTGCAGGCCCAGCAGCAGCACGCGGCGCTTTACTACGTCCTCGCTGACGCCGGCCACTTCGGCAGTATGCGCCGGCGTCCAACTGAATGCCTGCATCCGGCTGGAGTAGGCGTTTGCTTCTTCTATCGGGTCCAGGTCTGCCCGCCCCGTGTTCTCGGCGAGCATGATCGCGCTGGCCTGCTCGTCCGAGAGTTCACGCACGAGCGCGGGCGCCTGGTCCCACCCCAGCACTTGTGTGATGGCACGGAAGCGGCGCTCGCCGGCCACGATCTGGTAGCCGCTGGCGTAGGGGCGCACGGTGATGGGCTGGGCGAGGCCGTGGGCTTTGATGCTGGCGGCCAGCTCGGCGAGGGCGGCGGGGTCGAAGTGCTTGCGGTCATTGTTGCCGGCGATGATCTGGCTGGCGGGGATCATTTGGACGGTGGCTTCGGTTGCGGTGGCGGTCATGGCTGGTTACTCCTCGGTGCGAACGTTGTAGGTGGGTTCTTCGGCGCCGAAGGCCGGGCGCAGGTCAAGCAGCGAGGGCTGCGCTGCGGCGGGCTTGGGTGCGAAGGGGCGGACGGCGACCTTGACCGGCGTCTCTGAGAAGAGCGGCAGGTCATCGCCGGCGGGGAACATGTGATCCTGTGCTGGGGGCTGGTCTGGCTTCTGCATGGATGCCTCCGTGAGTCCGATGTAGGTGCGCAACAGGGACAGGGAGCGATCCCAGGTCAGGCTGCGAAATTCAAGGGTGGCGGTGGAGGTGAGGGTCTCGCACGACCAGCCTGGGCCGTAGACATAGCGCCGGTCTGAGCCGAGGTGGGAGCCGGGGAAGGCGAGCAGCCGTTGGCGCATCCCTTCGACGGCGGCGGCTTGTGCGTTTGTCTGCATTTGCCACTTTTGGGCTTTGGCCCACCAGGCCAGGGCGTCGGGCAGCAGGCGGGTGCGAATGTCGGCGGCGATGCTGGCGGGCGTCCGGCTGGCGGCGACGGTGATTTGGGGATGCCATTCGTAGGTGTTGTAGAGGACGTTGTTCCCGTAGATGTCGGCGGCGCTCACCGTGTCGCAGCGGATGATGAGGCGGCCGGGCTTGCTGGGATCGATACGCACCCAGAAGATGAGGCCGTCAGCGTGCACGAGGTGGCAGTAGTGCTCGTACAGGCCCGGATCGAAGCGCCAGCCGTCGCCCAGGGCGGCGGCAATGTCTTCGGTGATCTGGCGCAGGTTGGTGGTCATGGTTAGTTCTCCGTTTCACATGGCTCGGCGGGAGGGGTTCAGGAGAACCCCAGCCCGCGCTCTTTCAGACTCACGAAGCGGTTGCGCCCGATGACGATGTGATCGAGCACGGCGATGTCAAGCAGCTTGCCGGCCTCCACCAGCATTTCGGTCACGCGCACGTCTTCGGGGCTGGGGGTGGGGTCGCCGCTGGGGTGGTTGTGGGTGACGATGATCGAGCAGGCGTTGCGGCGGATGGCGGCGCGGAAGACTTCGCCGATGCGCACGACGGCGGTGTTGAGGCTGCCTTTGTAGACCTCATCTACGGCGATCACGTTGTTCTTGGTGTCGAGAATGACGACCCGCATGTGCTCCTGCTCCAACAGGCTCATTTCGAGCATGAGCAGGTCGGCCACGTCGGCGGGCGAGCGGATTTGGAGGCGGTCAAGGGTTTCACGGGCGGCGCGGCGGCCCAGCTCGATGGCGGCCTGGATGGCGAGGGCGGCTTTGGGGCCGACGCCCTGAACCTCCTGCATTTCGTCGAGGGTCATGGCGAACAGGTTGGAGAGCCGGCCATCGGCCTTGCGCATGAGTTCGACGGCGGTGTCCATCGCCTTGAAGCTGTAGACAAGCTGCATGAGTTCGTAGTTGGACAGGCCGGCCATGCCAACCATGCGAGCACGGTAGTCGGGGCGCAGGTCGGCGGGCATGTCTTTGATGACCAGGGCCTTGGTGGCGATTTCAGTTGCGGACATTGCTGATCTCCTTGGGAAAGCTGGTGACTTCGACGATCTCGTGCTTGGTGTTGCCGTTGCTCTTGAATATCAGGATGTGGGCGTAATCGCCTGACCAGGCGTACACCTCGGCGTAACCGTCCTGAACTTTCTTCATGAGGGTTTTGTAGGTCATGCGCTTCATGGTTGGCTCCGTGGTGAATGAATAACTAAACTTATGTAAAGCATTGTACCGTATAGTATGACGTTTGTACAGTTTGAAAACGGATAAACGGGCTTTTTGAAGGGGTTTTTCCCTTAAAAGTTGGGGCCGTTCGGGGGTTTTCCCTTAAAGTTTTGCGCCTTGTTTGGAGATGGGATCATGTTTCTTGGCACGATTGACGACAACGTGCGGCGCTATATTGCGGGCAACCGGGCGGCGTTTGGCGGGCAGGAGATTGTCGTAGGCTGCTCAGGCAACTTCACCAGCGAGAAGGTGCTGCTGCAAGAGGCGCAGCCGGCGGCGGTGCACAGCAACGATGTGTCGCTGTACTCGCTGCTGCTGGCGGATGCGATGCTCGGCCAGGCGTCGGCGCTGGAGGTGCGTGAGCCGGAGTACGCGTGGCTGGAGGAATACCTGTTTGGCGCTTCGCCCTGGGCCAGGCCGGCGACGGTCATGCTGCTGCTGCGGCTGTTGAAGTTTGAGAAGCGCAAGACGGTGTACGCCCGGCGCATGTGGGCGCATTACCGGGAGAAGTTTGGCGAACTGGTGGGCCAGTCGGCGGCGAGCCTGGCGGCGCGGTCGGTGGCTATCTCGTCGTATTACAGCGGCGACGTGTTGGAGCATTTCCAGCGCCACGGCGAGAGGGATGCGATCTTCACGGCCTACCTGCCCTTTTTCAAGGGCGACTATGAGCACCAGTACAAGCGCGCGCAGCAGATCGTGGGCTGGCCGGAGCCGCAGTACCCGATGCTGGACGGCGAGCGCAAGGACAAAGTTATCCGCTGGATGACGGAGCCGGGCCGGCGCTATCTGTTCCTGCTCAACTATCCGCTGGAGGGCGTCGAGCCGCAGATGGTGAGCCACAAGCGGCGCAATACGTGGGTGTATCTGTACACCAACGCCATGCAGCGGTTGGGGCTGTTCCGGCGCCGGTATGGCGACACGGGCAAGCGGTTCAAGCTGATCGAACCTTCGTTCCGCTTTGGGCCTGGCACACGTGTCGAGGTGGTTCCGGTGTCTGCCGCCGATGTGCAGCACTACAAGGGGCTGTACCTGGCGCGCAATATCGATTTTACGCAGGCTGAGCAGGGCTTTGCGTGCCTGGCGGATGGGGGCGTGTTTGGGTTTATCGAGATGAGCCGGGGCAAGGGGACGACGGCGATCACCTTCGAGGACAAACACTACAACGGGGCGCAGTTCTGGTACATGCTCTCGGACTTCCCGGTGGAACCGAAGCCGCACGACAAAGTGAGCAAGCTGATCGTCATGCTGGCGCTGACGCGCGAGATGCGCCGGCGGTTGGAGCGCACGAACCTGATCCGCACGGCCGGCGTGATGACGACGGCGCGGACGGAAAAGCCGGTGAGCATGAAATATCGGGGGCCGATGAAGCTGGCAAAGCGCGGCGAGAAGGACGGCGAGAAGTACCTGAATTACATCGCCCTATGGCCCCAAGTTACAGAGCAGGAGGCATATCGAGAATGGTGGAAACGCTTCGGGAAGAACTGAGCCGGCTGAATGCGCTGCTGGCCGGGGTGACGCCCTTCCGCCTGGGCGTTGCTGCACCAGGCGATATGCGGGCGGCGCCGATCAACGCGCATTTTATGCCGAAGCGCGTGTATGACCAGCTTGTCGCCAACATCCGCCGCGATGGGAACCTGGCGACGCTGCCATTTTGCTGGCACGACGCCGATGGGAAGATTCACATCCTGAGCGGTCATCATCGCATCGATGCGGCCAGCGACGCCGGCGTGGAGGCCGTGCTCTACCTGTACACGGATGGGGAGCTGACCGCCGACCAGCGCACGGCAATCCAGCTTTCGCACAACTCGCTGGTCGGCGAGGACGATCTCGCCATTCTCAAGCGGCAGTGGGAGTCCATCGCTTCGATTGAGGCGAAGCTGTACAGCGGGCTGGACGACGAGTATTTCAAAACGTTTGAGCCGGTGGCCCTGGGCGCGTTCAACGAGAAGGACATTCGCTTCGAGACTATCGAACTCCTGTTCTTGCCCAGCGAAACCGACCGGCTGGTTGAACTGGCGGGCAAGCTGGGCAAGAGCAAGCGCGTGCGCCTGGCCGGCTGGGCGCAGCATTACGACATGATGGCCGAGGCGCTGATGCGGATGAAGGACGCAACGGCGATCTTCAACTCGGCGACGGCGTTCCTGGTGATGGCGGAAGCGGCCAACCTGTACTGCGACTGGCTGGAGCGGGCGGGCGAGATGGACGACGCGGCCTGGCTCCAACTGCACGAGGAATTGCGCGCCAGGGGCATGGCAGGGGAGGTGATGCGGGAGGCTGAACACAATGGCTGAACACCGCCGGCCCATGCCGCAGAAGCAGCGGGCGGAAATCGAGCGGGAGGACAGGCGCAAGAAGGTGGCCGCCAACCTGCTGGCCGGGCTGAACTACCGGGAGATCGCCGACGCCCTGGGCGTCTCGGTGGGCACGGTGAGCGGCGACGTGGCGCTGCTGGTGCGGCGCTGGCGGGCTGAGCAGGTGAACGATGTGGGCGAGTGGCAGGCGCTCAACGTGAAGCGGCTCGACCGGGCGATCAACGCCATTTGGGGCGAGGTGGCGGACGGGAATCTCTCGGCTATCGACCGCCTGCAGAAGCTGATCGAGCAGCAGGGCCGGCTGCTGGGCTTTGACCAGACGACGCATATCGAGGCTGAGCGCATTGCGGTGGTGATCGACCGGTAGGCGACCGGTGAATATAAGCGTTTGAATTGGAGGCCCTCCGTGGTCAGCCAGGAACAGCAGATTGCGGCAGTCGAGAAGCAGCGGCAGGCGCTGGAGCTGCGCAAGCAGGGTAAGGCGTACAGCGACATTGCGGCGGAGCTTGGCTACAAGAGCGCCAGCGGCGCCCATGCGGCGGTGCGCACGGCGCTGAAAAAGACGCTGCACGAGCCTGCCGACGAGTTGCGGCGGCTGGAAAATGCGCGGCTCGACGCTCTGCTGGCTGCGCTGTGGCCGGCCATTGTCAAAGGCGACGCCAAGGCGGTGGCGGCGGGCGTGAAGATCAGCGAGCGCCGCGCTAAGCTGAATGGCTTAGATGAACCCACCGGGTTGGATGTGACCAGCGGAGGGGACAGGATTGCGATCATTTTGGATCGATGACGGCGACAAAGAGGAACGGCGGCGGCGAGCGCCGGCTGGTCTTCTCGCAGATGTGCGGGTTTACGCCCAAACAGTGGGAGGCGACCGAGGCGGCGGACGCCCACAAATATACGCTGTTTGGCGGGGCGCGCGGGCCAGGCAAGAGCTACTGGCTGCGCTGGTACTGCCTGCGCTTCCTGCTGCGCTGCGCTTCGAGCGGGCGGCGCAACGTGCGCGTGATGCTGGCGAGCGAGGATTACCCCTCCTTGCGCGAGCGGCATATCAGCAAGATCGAGACCGAGTTTCCTTCCTGGCTGGGGCGCTACCACATCAGCACGACCGAGTTCCGGCTGCACCCGCAGTTTGGCGGCGGGGTGATCGCCCTGCGCAACCTCGACGACGCGGCGAAGTACATGAGCGCCGAGTTTGCGTTGATGGCCGTGGACGAGGTCACGAAAAACCCCGAAAAGGTCTTCCACATCCTGCGCGGGAGCTTGCGCTGGCCCGGACTGCCGGAGACGAAATTTATCGCAGCATCCAACCCGGCGCCGAACTGGGTGCGCTCGTACTGGATCGAACACAACCTACCGCGGGAAATGAAGGGGATGGAGGGCGCGTTTGCGTTCGTGCCGGCGCTGCCGAACGACAATCCGAACCTCACAGAAGAGTATTGGGACATGCTGGCCTCTATCCCTGGATCGCTCGGCCAGGCGTGGCGGTACGGAGACTGGTACGCAAGCGTGGAGGGGCTGGTCTACGAGAACTTTGGGGCGGAGAACATTGTGAGCACGGAGCCGGACATCGAACAGCCGTTCGAGATTGCGGTGGACGATGGCTACATCGACCCGCGGGCGATCCTGTTCGTCCAGACGCTGCCGGGCGGCGACATCCTGATCTTCGACGAGCTTTACCAGACGAAGAAACTGGAAGAGCAGTCGATCAAGGATGTGATGGCGAAGTGCATCGAGCACACAGGAAAGGCGCTGCCGGAGGGGTGGGGAAAGCTCAGCCTGGCGGAGTGCGAGCGGCAGTGCCGGCTGCTGGGCGTGCGGCTGCCGCGGCTGGCGGTGGTCTCGCACGAGGCGGTGGCGCTGCGCTCCCGGCTGACGGCGGCAGGCATCAAAGCGGTGAACTGGCTGAGCAAGCCGAACCCGGAGAAGGGATCGACCCGCCTGGCGGCCATCACGGTCACCAGGTCGCTGTTCTGCGATGCGAACGGGCACAGGGCGATCAAAATCCACCGGCGCTGCCGGAACCTGCTGGGCGAGATCGGCAACGGGTATCGCTACCCGGAGGGAAAGCACGGACTGGAGGCCGAGCCAGAGGACGGCAACGACCATGCGGCGCAGGCGTTGGAGACGTGGGCGTGGTGGCATCACGGTGGGCAGCAGAAGACGGCGTCGGCGCGGGCCGGCGGCTGAGCAGGGCTTAGGGGAAGGGGGGAGATGTGGGCAGCGAGTTGGTGGAACGGTATCAGATGGCGGGGCAGTTGAGCCTGCGCTATAACGGCGGCCGGCAAACGCGCGATATTTACGCGGCGGCTGGCTATGACCAGAAGATTGGCTACGAGCAGTACGTGCTGCGCTATCTGCGCCAGGATGTGGCGCGGCGCGTGGTGAATGTGGTGGCGGACGATTCCTGGCGGCTGGCGCCCCAACTGCTGGACGGGCTGGACCTGGACACGGCGCAGGAGGAAAGCGAGTTTACGCGCACCTGGCTGCTGCTGGCGGACAACCAGGCGGAGGAGGCGGAGACGCGGCGCGGGCTGCTGCACTATCTGCACCGTCTGGACAAGGTGAGTGGCATCGGGCGCTATGCGGTGCTGTTCCTGGGGCTGCGCGACGGCCAGCCGTCCAGCGCGGAGGCCAGGCCGGGCAGCTTGTCCTCGCCGGCTGACCTGCTGTTTGCGAGCGTGTTCGACGAGGCGTCGGCGAAGGTGCTGCGCTATGAGAGTGACCGGCAAAGCCCGCGCTATGGCAAGCCCACCCTCTACCAGATCACGGAGCGCAACGACGCGGGGACGATGGTGACGTTTGAAGCGCACTGGACGCGCTGCATCCACGTGGCCGATAACGTGCTGGCGAGCGACCTGGCCGGCTCGCCGCGGCTGGAGGCGATCTGGAATCGGCTGATCGACCTGGACAAGCTGGCGGCGTCTACGGGCGAAGCGGGCTGGCGGGCGATGGTGCCGGGCTACGCTTTCACGACCAAGGACGGATACGAGTTGGGCGGCGACAGCACCGAGCGGGCGGCGCAGTTGGACGAGTTCACGAACGACCTGCGGCGCTACATTGAACTGAACGGCATGGAGGTGCAGGAGCTTGGGGGCCAGCTTCAAGACCCCAGCGGCGCGGTGGGCGTGGTGCTGAAGCTGATCAGCGCGGGGACGGGCATCCCGCTGCGCAAGCTGACTGGCTCGGAGATGGGCCAGTTGGCGAGCGGACAGGATGACGATAACTGGACGGATGTGATCGAGGCGCGGCAGCAGCAGCACGTAACGCCGGCGATTATCCGCCCGACGGTTAACCGGCTGCTGTGGCTGGGCGTGCTGCCGCAGCCGGCGAGCGGGGAGTTCGTCGTGTGGTGGCCTTCGCAGCGGCAGAAGTCGCAGAAGGAGATGGCGGAGATTGCCGACCGGGCGGCCTCGGCGTTGCAGAAGGTCAGGGCGAAAGTTGCGCCGCGGCTGTTTGCGGAGACGTATCTCCCCGACCTGCCGGCGGATGCGGTGGACGAGGAGGCGGAGGAACCAGCCCCCAGCCCGTTGCTGATGGGTGGGGGGCCGGGCGCAGGAGCGGGCCAGGGGGAGGCCCAGGACGGGCAGGACGCAGGCGATGACGATGCCCCGGATGGGGAGGAAGGAGGGACGCCGGCGACGAACGCCGGCCGCTTTCGTCATTTTGCCTGGCCGGTCGGGTATCCGTAGAAACCAGATGATCCTGCGCCTTGACCCGGACGACGACGACGCCGAGGCCAAGGAGATCGAGCGCATTGCCCGGCAGCACACGGAGCAGATCAGCGCGGCGCTGGGCCAGCAGCTTGACCACATCAGCGGGGCCGGCAACGTGGGGGAAATCCTGACGCAGCTCGACACGCTGCCGACGCAGAGCCTGCAGGAGGCGATGGACAGCCTGCTGAGCGCGTCGGCGGGGCGCGGGGTGCGGATGGCGGCGGACAACCTGAGCCAAGTGCTGGCGGGCGTGAACTGGCGGCTGCCGAACCTGGCGGCGATGTCGTGGGCGCGGGGTGCGTCTTACGAGCTGGTGCATGGCATCACGGAGACGTCGCGGCGGGTGATCCAGGATGCCTTGGGCGACTGGATGCGCGACGGCGGGGCGATGGGCAGGCTGGTGGACAGGCTGTCGCCGCAGTTTGGGCAGGTGCGGGCGGAGATGATTGCCGTCACGGAATCGACACGTGGATACGGGGTGGGCAGTCGCTTGCAGTACCAGGAAGCGGGAATTCGCAAAGTGGTGCTGCTCACCAACAGGGATGATCGCGTGTGCCCCATCTGCCAGCCCTATGACGGCATGATTGTGGATATCGAGATCGGTGTGCCGGGGGTCGGGTTTGCCCCGTGGCACATCCGCTGTAGATGTTTCTGCGCCCCTTATGTCGAGTAATCGGCTACGCCTTGGGGCGCGGGCATTCGAGCGTGCCGCGCTCCACCTTTGTATGGCAAGAGGCGCAGAGGGTTATGAGGTCGGCAAGATCGTGACGGCGCTGGTTGCGGAAGGGTTGAATGTGATGCACTTGCAGGTTGGCTGTACTGCCGCAACTCTGGCAGCGGTGGCCGTCACGCGCCCGAACCTTGGCGCGGATGCTGCGCCACTGGGGGCCGTATTCCTCGATTGGGATATGGCCGCCCTTCCAGAGAGGATGCAGAGGGCCGCGCCTGCCAAACATGGGGTTCTTCTCACCGCGCTTGCTTTCGCTGTTGCGCCGACGGGAAGAATCGGTTCGGGCGGTCTCTCGAATCGTGAGGTGGTCACGGCGGCCTGCTACAAAGTCGTCAATGATGCGCCGGCGCTGCTCCTCCCGCCGAAGCGGGTTGCCCTGCCATTGCAGCCTGACGGCCTCGCTGCGCCCGCGGCGCTCGATGCCCAGGGCGTTCATCCAGTCCCAGCAAATGCGGTCGCTGATGCCCAGGCGCCGAGCTACTTCCTTGACGCCCAGCCGCTCGACGTTGTACAGGCGGTCAAGCAAGTCATGGATAGGTGCGCCGTGGCGCTGCTCGACACGCTGCTGCGCCAGGCGCGTCATGCCGATGGCTTTGCACGCCTGACTGCAATAGTTGTTCCGGCTGACTTTGGACGGCTTGCGCTCAAAGGCTTGGCCACAGGTGTCGCAGGTGACGAGTATGCTTGTCTTGCGTGACATGGCTGTTTCTCGCTCGGAAACGGGCCTCCTGCTGGTCTCCTTTCACGGCCAGCAGGAGGCCCAGTTAGGGGGCCTACTTGCGCGATCCGCCAATCAGCGCACGGTATTCGTCCGCCCACGTCTCCGAGACGCCGGCAAGGCGCACGGCGACGTCTGTGGCGAACTCGGCCACGTCCATGATGAGAGACCAGGTCTTCTCGTCGTGGAGGGTGATCTCGGACCAGTGCTCGCTGACGGCGACGGCGGCGAAGTGGCGAATGAGGTCCGCCGGGCCTTCGGTGGTCTGGTCGCGCCAGGGTTCGTCAATGAGCGGCTCCGCCGACGTGCGAGCGAACGAGCGCCGGAGGTCAAAGGCGGACGGCGGCTTGGCGGCGCTCTCGCGGGCCGGCTGGCGCTGCGGGCTGTCCGGCTGGGTGGCCTCCAACCGCTTGACGGCGGCGATCACGTCGTCAAAGGTGACGTCCTTGCCGTAAGCGAAGGTGAGGCTGTGGCCGGAGCGGCTGACGTAGACGGAGGGCTGGGAGGCAAAGGCAGAGGCCGGCTGCGGGGCCGGGCTGGGCGCTGCCTGCTCGCGGTCTGCGCGGGCGATGTGGGCGTCCGTGGCTTGCCGTGCGACTTCCAGAATGTCGACGACGGAGAGTTCGCCCGTCTCCAGTGCTGCACAGAGGTCCGCATAGCGCATGGCGCGGGCGGCGGGGTCAACAGAGGTCTTCTTGCTTCCAGGCATAAGAGACTCCTTGTAAGAGGAAACGGCAAGGCCCGGCGACCAATGGATGCCTGGAAGCAACTTCGACACAAGGCGGTTAAGCCGTGTGGGAGTCCCATTGGTCGCCGGGCCTTGCCGACGAAGTATGAATTGCAGGCAACAAAAAACCGCACTTGTGTGTCCTTACGAAGTTTGCTTCCAGGCGTTCCTTCGTGTCTCTACGATACCACAGGTTTGTTGTGGCGTCAAGGCGTTTGAGAGGATGTGATCTATGGCTGAGTATTCGGCTTCTACGAATGTGAACGAGGTGATCGCCAAGCTGCAACGCTACCAGGCGGATTTGCTGGCGATCGTGCGGAAGCCGCTGGAGGATGGCGGATTGCGCGTGGAAGGGGGCATGAAGCCGTATCCGGCGCCGCCGCCGAACTCCACCTATGTGCGCGGGGCGCCGCCGCGCAGCGAGAAGCTGGGCAGCCGGTGGACGAGCCGCAGCATTAGCGGGCCGGGCTGGGTGGGTCGCGAGGTGGGGAACAATGCGAGCTATGGGCCATGGGTGCAGAGCCGCGAGTTGCAGGCGCGCGTGCATCAGGGGCGCTGGCAGACGGACGAGGATGTGATCCGGGAGGCGCTGCCGCTGACGGTGCGGGATGTGGAGCGGGCGCTGGTGGATGCCGCAGGGCGGCAGGGGGCTTGATGACTGAGCAGCGTGCGGGCGCCGGGGCGGCAGGCGAGGAGGCGTCGGTGACGGTGAGGGCGGCCAACACGTCGCCGGTGAGCCTGCGCAATATTGCCAGGCGTATTGACGACCTGCCGTGCGGGGCGCGCGTCTTGATGACGGTGACGAAAAATGAGGCCGGCGTGCTGTTCTGGACGGTGCAGGCCATGAACAGCGTTGAACGTTGATGAAGATGGTTGACGCCGCGCGGCGCGGGTGATATGCTGAGATTGAACAACTGAGCTATGCCGCCACGCAGCAGATTGGAGCGGCTTGGCGCTCGGAATCACGCAGCAGATTGTGATGACCGGCGCGGGCAATCCCTTACGGGGTTGCCTGCGCCGGTTTTTTTGTGCCCCGGAGGCCCGTGTGGGGAGCGAGAGCAAAAGCGAAATGCAGGTTGCAGCCGCGACGCTGCACGCCAACCGGCTGGAACGGCGCACGCTGGACGGGCGCGAGTATGCGGTTGCGCCGGTGGTGGCGATGGTGGCGGGCGTGCGCAATGGCGAACTGCTGCCGGAGGAGGAACTGGGTAAGTTTGTCGGGGCCTGGGAAGGGCGCCCGATCCCCCTGCGCCACCCGGAAGACGGCGAGGGCCATTACATCACGGCGAATGCGCCGACGGTGATCGAGGCCAGCGTGCTCGGCTCCTTCTTCAATGCGCGCATGGATGGCGATGCGCTGAAGGGCGAGCTTTGGCTCGACGTGGCGAAGGCGCAGAAGCTGGGCGGCGATGCGCTGCTGGCGCTGAACCGCCTGGAAGCGGGCCAGGTGATGGAAGTGAGCATCGCCTACTTCTGCGAATTCGAGCAGGCGGCGGGGGAGTTTGGGGGCGAGGCGTACAGCGCCATCCAGCGCAACCTGCGCCCTGACCATGTGGCGCTGCTGCCGGACGAGATCGGCTCCTGCTCGGTCCTGGATGGGTGCGGGGCGAACCGGGTGAACCGGCTGACGGCCAACGCCGAGGGCGACGCAAGCGCGCTCGATTTCAGCCAGTCGATCATGGTGGCTTTCTACCTGCGCGACGAGGATGCGCAGGCTCTGGCGTTGCCGGCGGATGCGATGCCGAAGGGCGGCGAGGTGCTGCCGGCGAGCGAGCTGCACGTGACGCTGGCGTACCTGGGCGAAATTCCCGATGTGGGGACGGAGTTCAACGCGGCGGCGCAGCGGCTGGCGGATTTTGCCGGCTGGCAGGTGCTGCTGACGGCGACGGTGGCGGGCGTGGGGCGCTTTGCCAACGCGGAGGCCGGGCTGGATGCGGTGTTCCTCCTGCTGGACGGGGAGGGGCTGCACCTGTTCCGCGCGGGTGTGGCGGAAGTTCTGGAGTGGGATTTGGGGTTGGAGGTGCCGCGACGCTGGGGATACATCCCGCATGTGACCCTGGGCTATGCGCCATCGACAGCCGATGTGCAGTTGGCGCCGCCGGCGCAGCGCACGCTGGTCTTTGACCGGCTGGCGCTGAGCTGGGGCGATCAGACAATCGTGTTTCCGCTGCGCGGCGAAATGCGCGACGCGCCGGCGGGCAATTCGGAGGGAGACATGGCGCAGATGGATTTTCAGGACAAGAAGGGGGCCGCGGCTGTAAAGGCAAACTGCCAGGGCGCGCCCAAGGTCAACGAGGGGGAGACGGCGGAGGCGCAGGCCCCGGCTGTTGAGGAGGCGGCTGCTACGCTGGAGGGGACGGTCGAACTGCCGGCGGAACTGCTCGAACTGGCGCAGGCTGTGCGCGAGTTTGGCGGGGTGCAATCGCTCATGGAGGCGGTGCGCGGCGTCAAGGCCAACAGCGAGCGGCAGAAGGCGCAGAGCGTGGCGCGGCTGGCCGCCAACAGCCGCTGCGCGTTCGGGAAGGCCGATCTGGAGGCGATGACGCTCGACCAGCTCGGCAAGCTGGAGGCTTCGCTGACGCCGGCCAGCTATGTGGGGCGCGGCGGGGCGGTGGCCGACGCCGGCGGCGAGGAACTGCGTGTGTTCGCCCCGGCGACGGCTGGGGCCAAGGGGGAGGGGAACTGAGATGGCGAGCGCAAAACCGCATGTGATCATGCTGCAAACCAATGCCCTGAGCGACCTGGTGCGCCCGGCGTTCGAGCGGCAGGCGAACACGGCGACGATCAAGCCGGGGCACCTGCTGGAGTTGCTTTCGACGGGCAAGGTGCAGCCGAACGGCACGGCCGGGGCCAACAACGTCGTGATGGTGGCGGTGGAACACGGGTTCCGCAACCCGGCGAACAACGCGCAGAACATCGACACGGCGTTTCCGTCCGGCGACTTTGTGCCGTTCGTCTATCCGCAGCCGGGCGACCTGCTCTACATGTTCCTCAAGCAGGGGCAGAACGTGGCGGTGGGCGACAAGCTGGAGGCGGCCACGGGCGGCGAGTTGCAGGCGTTGACCACGGGCGCGCTGGTCGCGGTTGTGGAGGAAGCGGCCGACGCGTCGGCTGCGGTGGCACGGGTGAAGGTTCGCATTGCGTAGAGGCCCTGTGCGGCCTGAGAGGTGAGAGATGGCTGAGAAATCTACGGTTCTGACGTTGGAGGCGGGCGTGAAGGACTTGCGCGGGAGTTTCAGCCCGCGCGATGGCGACATCCGCATCAACAAGTTGGGCCAGTTTGTGCGCGTCAACGAGAGCGGCCAGCCGGCTATGGCGGTCAACTCGATGCTGAGCGAGGACGAGTGGGCAGAGGTGGAGCGGGCTGTGCTGGCTGCGGCCACCTACCCGCTGCGCGTGGTGAACGACCTGCGCAGCCGCGGGCTGACGGCGCCGCTGGGCGGCGTGGGCAGCCTCGAAACTCGCTGGTACACGGCGAGCCAGATGACGCGGGCGACGGTGAACATGACCGGGCGCGGGCGGGCTGAGCGCGACCTGCCTGAGATGTTGCAGGACGCCGTGCCTGTGCCCGTCATCTACAAGGAGTTCAGCATTGACTGGCGCACGCTGGCGGCTTCGCGCCGGCTGGGCGACGGGCTGGACGTGACGGCGGCTGTGGAGGCTACGCGCGTGGTGGCCGAGGAGGTCGAAAGCATTGTGATGAACGGCAATGCGTCGATCCAACTCAACGGGCGGCCCATCTACGGGCTGCGCACCCACCCCAAGCGCCGGACGGACACGGCTGCCAACTTCGGCGGCGGCGACTGGGGGACGGCGACGAACATTCTGGCGACCGTGGCGGGGATGGTGAACGCGGCCAACGTGCAGAACAACTATGGCCCCTTCCTGCTGTACGTGAGCCAGACGCAGTACAACCAGGCGGCGCTGTTCCGCTACGCCGACGGCAGCGGCGACACCCCGCTGGCCGTGCTGCGCGCCCTGCCCATGATCGAAGACGTGCGGATGCTGCCGACGAACGTGCTGCCGGACGGCGAACTGCTGCTGTTGCAGGCTACGCGCGAGTACATCGAGATCGCCGAGGCGATGCCGATCCAGACGCGCGAGTGGACGAGCGGCGACGGTGTCGAATCCATGTTCAAGGTGCTGACCATCGTGGCGCCGAAGATCAAGGCGCGGCAAGGCGAGGAAACGGGCATCGTGCACGCCACCGGGGCGTAAGGGGGAGACATGCAGAGCAATTTCTTGAGTGTGCGCCGCTGGCTGGCGGCGTTGATGGTGGCGGCCCTGCTCGTGCTGGCTGGGGCCGCGGTGCTGGGTGGGCTGACGCAGCCGGCAACGGCTGCGCCGGCTGCGCAGTTTGGGGCGGTGGCAAGCCCGCGCACGGTGACGCTGTACGGGCCGACTGCGGTGACGACGGGGACGACGTTCAGCAGCGCGCCGCTGAACGTGAACGGGATCGACAACGCCCGCATCACGAACTACGCCCGGGCGGATGTGTTTGTGTGGACGGACGCCGGCAGCAGCGGAACGGTGACGGTGACTGTGCAGGCAAGCCCGGATGAAACGACGTGGGCGAACCTGACCGAGATGCAGCATGGGTTTATGACGGGCACGCTGGTTAGCACGGCCTACACCTATCGCGTGGTGCTGTCCGGGGCCTCGGCTGCGGGGGTGATTCGCGCGCCGCTGGCGGGCGAGTTTGTGCGCGTGCAGGTGACTGCGGCGGGGGCGGTGACGCCGACCGTGAAGGCGACGCTGCGATGAGGTACATGGTCAAGACCGGGTACACCTTTGGCGGCGCCGTCCTGCTGCCGGAGGGTTCGCTGGTGGAACTCAGCGAGGCGGAGGCCGCGGGTTTCCTCGACAAGCTGGAGCTTGTGGAGGGCGGCGAGGACGAGCCCGGGCAGCCTGGGCAGCCTGAGCAGCCTGAGCAGACAGGGGACGTGCTGACTGTGAGCGTTCCCCATGCGCCGACGGGTCACGAGGCGCAGGAGACGGGCAAGGGCAAGCGCAAGGGCTAGGCCGGAGGCGTCGTGATTTCACCCAACGAGGTGCGGGAGATTGTCGGCAACCGCCTGGCTGCGCTGCTGGCGCAGGCGCAGACGCTGGCCGGCGACGCGTTCACGCCCAGCTTTGAACAGGCTACGGCGTGGGCGCTGCGCGCGCTGGGGTATCCGGCGGCGAGCGTGCTGGGGGCGACGGCGGGCGAGGTGCAGGCGGTGAGCGCCGGCCACGTGGACGCGCTGCTCGACCTGGTGGAACTGCGCATGTTGGAGTCGATCCAGACGGGCTGGACGGCGGTGACCGTCAAGGCCGGGCCGGTGCAGGAGGATTACAGCAGCCTGGCCGACCGGCTGGACAAGATCGTAACCGAGAAGCGGGCAAACGTGGCGGCGCGGCATGGGCAATGGCTGGCCGTGCCGCTGACGGGGAATGCGCCCAAGCGGGCGTCGCTGAGGGCTGTATGAGCCTGCTGATGATGGCGAAGAAGACGGCGAGCGTGCAGCGGGCGTCGATTGTGGGCGGCAAGCGGGGCGCGCCGGTGGAAGTGCTGGCGGGGCTGCAATGCACGCCGCTGACGCCGGCGGACCCGGGCACGATCAACGCCATCTTGCAGCGCACGGGGGCCAGCAGCGCGCCCTACCGGATGCATGACACGTTCGTGCTGGGCGAGCAAGCGATCTTTGCCGGCGACACGCTGGTGATGGATGGGGAGAGTTACCAGGTGCGGGCGGCGGCGAATTGGGCGCCGGGTCGCCCCTGCTCACGGGCGTTTACGCATCTGACGGTTGAGGAGATTCCGGCGTGAGCGAGGTCAGGAACCGCGAGACGGTGCGCGATGCGATCGTGGCGGGGCTGGCTCCGGCGATGACGCTGGCGCAGCTTGTGGTGGGCCACCAGAAGGCGAACATCGGCAGCCAGTGGCCGGCGGTGTTGGTCTTCACGGCGGGGAGCGAGCGCCCGCAGGTGACGGAACAGGGCATTCGCTCCCGCTTCCACTATGTGGCGCAGTTGTGGGTGCTCTACTACGACAAGGAGGGCGGGTGGACGGAGGCGGACGCCGAAGACGCACTCGACGCGCTGGAACAGCAGTTCACGGCGTGGATGGCGAACAACCAGGTGAACGAGGTTTGGACGACGCTGATGTTCGACGGGCGGTCGCGGGTGGGGGTGACAGCGCCGGGGGAGTCGTACCTCGTGGAGGAAATTCCGATAGTGGCGGAGGTGCACCAGTGAGCGCAGAGATTGGGGCCGGCCCGGCGGGCGCGATGCGCTATGTGGGCGGCGGGTCGTTTTTTATCGGCGTGCCGGCGCGCGACCTGACGGCGGAGGAGGCGGCGCAGCACTGGGGTGTGATCGCCGGCTCGGCGCTGTATGAGCCGGTTGAGACGCCGGCCCAGGAGGACGCCCAGGACGCCGAGGACGGGCAGGACGCCGGGGAGACCGGCGGCGAGGGGGAATAGGGTATGCCGCAGGAATACGGGCAATGGCCGCTGAATGCGTGCCAGATGGGCCAGGAGACGACGAAGGGCACGGCGGTGGTGGCGACGACCATCTGGCGCGGGCCGTTCGGGTCGTTTGAGGATGACCGCAAGACGGAGGAGATCGAGGAGGACATCGGCACTTTTGGCCGCACGCAGCAGGAATTTATCACCTGGGACGGCGTGACTGTGCCTTTCCCGGCGGCGGCGCTGAATATTTTGCAGCTTCCGCACATCCTGCAGGCGAGCATGGGCGTGGTGGCGCCGACGGGCACGGGCACGTATGTGCGCCAGTATGACGCGGTGTTTGGCGACACGGACCCGACGCTGAAGACGTACACGCTGCGCATCGGCAACAAGCGGGTGACGGCGGATGTGGTGAATGTGCCGTATGCGCTGGTGCAGGAGTGGGAGCTGAGCGGCAAGCAGGGCGAGCTGTGGAAGCTTAGCGGCACGTGGACGGCGCCCAGGCGCGCGGCGGGAACATTCACGGCGAACGTGCCGCTGCCGGGGATTGACCCGGCGCTTTTCGCCAAGACGCTGCTGTATATCGACGACAGCGGCGGGACGATTGGCACGACGCAGAAGACGGGCGTGCTGATGGCGGCCTCCATCAAGTGGAAGACTAACATCGAGTGGGTGCCGGTGGGCGACGGGAACATCTATTCCGCGGCCTATAAGCTCGGAAGACCGGAGATCACGTTTGCGCTGACCCTTGAGGTTGAGCAGAACACGGGCGCCAGCGTGGTGGCGGCGGAACGGGCGAAGTACGACAGCAAGGATTATCGGCTGATCCGGCTGCGCGCGCCGGGCAGCGGCGTCAACACGCTGGACATTGACTTGGCTGGGAAGTATGACAAGGTCGGCCCCTATAACAAGGAGGGGGAGACTAACTCGACGGTGATGTTCGAGGGGCGGGCGCTGTATAGCTCGGCGGACTCGAAGTTCTTTGGCATCAAGCACACGAGCGCCCTGGCGACCATTCCGTAAATTTCCGTAAGCATTTGCGAGGACTGACATGGGAGTGATGACACGCGACCAGATTCTTGGCACGCCCAAGGCTGGTTTTACTGAGATCGATCTGGGCGACCTGCCCGGCTGGGGGGCTGTCCGCATCAAGGACCTGACGGCGGGCGAGCGCGACCGCATCGAGGCGAGCTGCGTCGTGGAGCGGCTGGTGATCGGGAAGGGGGGGAAGCGCAAGCTGAAGAAGGAGACGAGCTTGGAGGGGATTCGCGCCAAGTTTGTGGCGGCGTGCGTGGTAGACGAGAACGGGCTGCCCATCTTCCGGCCTGAAGACGTGACGGCGATCAGCGAGTTGAACGCCAAGGCTATCGACCGCATCTTCACGGCGATCCAGGAGCGCAACGGGCTGCGCGAGGAGGACCTCGACGAGCTGGCGGGAAATTTCAGCGCAGGCCAGAGCGACGCGTAGCGTTTGCCCTGGCCCTGGCGTTGGGCCAGACGGATGTGGACGCCATGCTGGAGGGCATCAGCAGCCGGGCGTGGTCTGAATGGCAGGTGTACTGGCATTTGTACGGGTTTGGCGAGCGGCGCATGGATGTGCGCTTTGCGCAGTTGATGGCGCTGATCGCCAACCTCGTGCGGGGCAAGGATTCCCCGGCTGTCTCCATTGACGACATCCTGCCCGACGAGGATGGCGATGGGGATGGCGACGAGTATGACGAGAGCAGCCTGGAATCGAGCGAGATTGCGGACGAAGACCAACTGATCTTCGAGGCGACTCTGCGCGAGGCGCTGGGGGACGAGGGGCCTTAACGTGGCGACGATTGCGACGCTGGCGATCAATATCATCGGCAACACCCAGGGGCTTGATGCGGCGCTGAGCAAGGCGCAGCAGTCGCTGCGGAGTACGGGGGCCAACCTGGTGAGCCTGGGCGGGAAGATGACCGCCGGGGTGTCGCTGCCGATCCTGGGGATCGGGGGGGCGGCTTTGAAGGCGGCGGCGGACAACGAGCAGCTCCAGGTGGCTTTTACGACGATGCTGGGGTCGGCGGAGAAGGCGAAAACGCTGATGGCTGACCTGGCGCAGTTTGCGGCGGCTACGCCGTTTGAGTCGTCGGAGATTCAGCAGGCGTCGAAGATGCTGCTGGCGTATGGGTCTGACGCGGGGAAACTGACGGACGAGATGCGCCAGTTGGGCGATATTGCCGCGGGGGTGGGCGTGCCCCTCCAGGATATGGCGTACCTTTATGGGACGGCGCGCGTGCAGGGCCGGCTGTTTACGGCGGACATCAACCAGTTTACGACGCGCGGGATTCCGATCATGGAGGCGCTGGCGGAAACGATGGGGGTGGCGCAGGGCGAGATCCGCGGGATGGTTGAGGAAGGCAAGGTCGGCTTTCCTGAGCTGCAGGCGGCGCTGGGCTATCTGACGGGCGAGGGCGGGAAGTTTTCGGGGCTGATGGCGGCGCAGAGTGTGACGCTGTCGGGCCTCTTCTCGACGCTGAAGGACAATGTGGCGCTGAGCATGATCGACATCGGCAACGCCATCGCCCAGGCGTTTGACCTGAAGGGAGTGGCGGCGCAGGCGATTGCGGGCGTGGAGTCGATCCGCAATGCGATTGCTGATCTGGCGGAGAACAACCCGGCGCTGCTGCGCATGGGGGTGATCGTGGCGGCTGTCGTCGCCGCCATCGGGCCGCTGCTGGTTGGGCTGGGGATGGCGATGAATGCGCTGGCGGGGCTGGCGCCGATTGTGGGCGTGCTGGGCGCGGCGCTGGGCTTCCTCGTCTCGCCGCTGGGGCTGGTGGCGGCTGGGCTGGCGGCGCTGGTGGCGTTTGACGTGGGGGGCATCCGCACGACGCTGGGCACGCTGGCGCAATACCTGTGGCTGGCGGCGACGGATGGGGATGCGTTGAATGATTTCCTCTCGGCGCTGCCGGGCTGGATGCAGCCGGCGGCGGAGGCGCTGGGCCGGTTTGTGGCGGCGGTGGGCGAGCTGGTGCAGACGGGCGATACGACGGCGTTTGTGGAGAATCTGCGCACGTCGTTCCCGGATGCGGCGGCGGCTGTGGACGGGGCGGCTGCGACGATCCAGAAGGCGGTGGACGCGACGGCTTCGGCGTTTGGCGAGGCGCAGGGGGCGGTGAACACCTTCCTGGCGACGGACACATGGTCGGCGGCGCAGGAGCAGATCACGGCGTCGCTGGGGGCGATTGGGGAATCATTCGCGGGGCTGTTTACGGGCGATGTGTCGCTGGCTGAGTTTAAGGACACGCTGCTGGCGCAGTTCGGGGAGATGGGCACGGCGCTGGGCGAGTTGCTGGCCTCGGACGCTTTTGCGGGGCTGGGCGGCGGGCTGCTGGCGGCGTTTGGGCTGGAGGGGCTGCCGGCGCAGATCACGGCGCAAGTGGATGCGGTCAAGGCTGCGTTCCAGCCGCTTACGGATTTTCTGGCGCCGGCGTTTGACCGGTTGAAGGAGACGGTGGGCGGGCTGCCGGAACAGTTTGGGGCGCTGGGCGAGAAGTTCGGGCCGCTGAAGGAGGCGGCGCTGCAACTGGCGGCGGCGATTGGCGGGTTGTTCAGCGGCGGCGGCGAGGGGGGCGCGGTGACGACGGGCGCTTATGCTGCGCTCCTGGCCGGCTCGCTGAGCCTGCTGACGAACACGGTGAACGGGCTGCTGGGGGCGCTGGCGCCGCTGGCAGGGGCGTTTATTGACGAGTTGACGACGGTGCTGTCCGGGCTGAGCGAGATTGTGACGGGGTTGGGCACGGCGTTTAACGGGCTGGTGACGAATGACCCGACGCTGATGATGCAGGGGCTGGGCCAGGCGTTCCAGGGCGTGAAGGACATCGTGGTGGGGTCGTTTGAGAACAGCCTGACGGTGGTGCAGACGGCGCTGGGGGCCATCGGGGAGATCGTGAGCACGACGCTGGCGGATTGGGGATTTGGGGCGGCGGCGACGGCGGTCGAGGGGCTGGTGACGAACGTCAACACGCTATTGGAGAAGATCAAGGCGATTGCGAGCGGGGATGCGGCGATCAACTTTGCGGCGCCGGACTGGATCGTGCAACTGCTGGCGTGGCTGTGGCCGGAGCTGGATTTGCCTGCGTGGGCGGAGTCGCTGCTTTCGTGGCAGTGGCCGGAGATGAGTCTGCCGGAGATTTTGGACGGGCTGCTTGCGTGGGATTGGCCGTCGTTCCCCTCTTTGCCTTCCTGGGTTGGCGACCTGCTGGATTGGGACTGGCCGTCGTTTGAGATGCCAGGCTGGTTGAATGATTTGTTTGCGTTTAAGTGGCCGAGTTTGCCGTCGCTGCCTCCGTGGCTGGGCGGGCCGGCGGAGGAAAATAAGGCGGTCGGGACGAGCTATTTCGGCGGCGGGTTGGTGAACGCCAGCGAGGTGGCGGCGGAGGTGGCTGTGCTGCCGCGGGGGCGCAGTTGGCTGCCGCGGGGGACGCAGATTCTCAACGGGCGCGATTCGGAGGCGCTGCTGGCCGGGGGCGGTGGCGGCGTGTCGGTGATCTTCAACCATGCGACGTTGCGCAATGAGCGGGATGTGCAGCGGTTTGCGCGCGAGATCGCGGACATCCAGGAGCGGAGGCGCAGGGGCTGATGCCGCACGTACTGAGCATTACGGATGGGACGACGACGCTGCCGCTGAGCACGGCGCCGGCCATGTTGCAGCACTACGCGCCGAAGACGCCGCAGCTCGACGACGCCAACCAGTTTGAGCCGGTGGGGGAGACGGCGGAACTGCTGCTGTATGGGGCGAACACGGCGGCGGTGAAGGCGGCGCATAACGCTCTGGAAGCGATGCTGCTGACGGCGCGGCGGCGGGCTGTGTCCGGCGTGGGGCCGCGGGTGTTTCTCCTGTACCAGCCCATCGGCGACGCGGCGGCGTGGCGCAGCGAGGTGCTGGCGGGCGAGGCGAAGCTTGGGCGCAACGCGATGACGGCGTTTGGGCAGGCGAAAATGCCGGTGTCGCTGCTGATCGAACGCGTGCCGTGGTGGGAGGGGGCGCGGGCGCAGATTCCGCTGGCGAATGGCAACGGGAGCAACAACACGGCGGGGCTGACGGTCTGGATGCGTGAGGATGGCACGGGTACGGGGCGAGATAACTGGACGGACATTGCGGCGGGGGCGGTGGGGGGCGTGCTGCCGGCGCCGCTGGAGGTGCACATGCGCAATACGTCCGGGGCGGGGAGGTCGTACGCGCATTTCCACCTGGCGAATAATGTGTTTGCGCCTGCGCTGAGTCACTTTTTGGAGGGCGAGGCGCGCAGCAATGGCGCGGGTGCGGTGGTGGCGGATGCTGCGTGCAGTAACGGCAACCTGCTGCGCCTGACGGGGGTCAGCTTGTATTGTACGTGGACGCTGCCGGCGGCGCTGCTGGGGGCGACGGCGGGGCGCTATATGCGGATTCTGGCGCGCTTTCGCAATTACACGGGGGCGGCGCCTATTTATGCCAGGGCTGAGGTGCGCGATTACTACGGGCTGGTGACGCTGGCGCGCACGGCGCACGATGTGAAGCTGGGTGTTGAGGAAAGCCACGTGCAGGATTTGGGGCTGCTGCCGCTGCCGCCTGGCGGGTTTAGCAGCGGGTGGGCGCAAAATACGCTGGCGCTGTTTTTGAGGTCGGATAGCTCGGCTACGGTGGATTTGGATTACATCCAGCTCACGCCGGCGGACGAGTTGTGCTACCGACATATCGAGCAGCGGGGGATGGTGGTGGCGGCCAACGACTGGATCGTGGACGATGGGATCGAGGGGTTGCAGTATCTGATCGAGGGCGGGGCGAACCATCCGATCTATACGCAGCACACGCTGCCGCTGCATGTGTTTCCGGGCGTGGCGCAGCGGTTGTACTTTCTCCACGATGGGCCTGACACGTCGGCGAACTGGACGCTGAGCGTAAAGGCTTTTTACCGGCCGCGGAGGCTGACGATCTGATGCCGGTCTATTTGCCGCCTGACGATATTTTGACGGGGAAGTGGGGACCGACGCCGGCGAAGCTGACGCTGACGCCGGCTTTTACGCGTGCGAATGATATGGGCGGGCCGGATGTGGCGGAGATCGAGGTGCGCGGGCCGGCATTGGCGCTGGAAGATACGCTGGACTGGCTGCGCCGGCTGGTGTTTGTGCGCAACGAGCACGGGATGGATGTTTGGTGGGGGTATGTGAACGAGGTGCGGCTGAGCGCCGGGGCGTCGACGTATACGGTTTCGCTGGACGACGTGGCGAACCGGGTGGCGGTGGCGTATGCGGCGCCCACGGCGGACGGGGCGAGCGAGCGACAGACGACCCCCTGGGCGGAGGATGCGCAGAGTGTGGCGCGCTATGGGGTTAAGGAGCTGTTGGACTCGGCGGGCACTGCGTATACGGCGGCGGCGCTGGGCCGGCGAACGACGCTGCTGAATGACCTGGCGAATGCCTCGGCGGCGCCGAGCCTGGGCGGGGATGGCGAGAGCCGGGCGTTGCTGGTGTGCGTGGGCTGGATGGAGTCGTTGCGGTGGCGTATGTTCCGACGCCTGGAGGGGCGATTGGAGTTTGAGGGGGAGACGGGCAGGGTGCAGCCAATTGGCTGGTCGATTGCCGGCTCTAACCAGGTTGGTTTTGGCGATGGGGCTATCCATGATGCGTGGGGGCGGCTGGGCGGACTGCCGGCGGGCGCTCGCGTGACGGTGATCGGCTCTGTGGGAAATAATAAGTCGTTTACGGTTGCGGAGGGGACGGCGGAGGAAGTTGAGAGCTATGTGAACAACACAATTTCTTTCCAGCCGTCGGACGACATTTTTGATAGCGCGGATGGGCTGGGGAAGTTCAAGGCGGATCATTGGCTCTTGGTGACGGGGTCGGCGGCTAACAGCCGGTGGCACCGGATTGGTTCGGCGGGGGATGATCACTTGCGCACCTCGGCGGGCGTGAGTGGGGCGATCTCGGCGGAGACGACGGGGCCAACCATCGGGCTGTACCAGGCGCAGCGGCTGCCTACGCGGGAGGCTGCTGTTTTTGAGGCTCCGGGGGCGGCGGCTGGGGTGTCTGTTTTGCTGACCGGGCACGTGCTGGCGCAGTCGTTTGTGCTGCCAAATGCGATGGATGTGGCGCAGGTGGCGATCCAGCTTGCGAAGACGGGCGCGCCGGCGGACGATTTTGTGATTCAGGTGCGGGCTGACGCCAGCGGCGCACCGGGGGCTGTGCTGGCGACGGGTGCGCTGGCGACGGCTGATGTGGGCGAGTCGTTGGCGTGGCGTTGGGTGACGCTGCCGCTGACGACGCTGGCGGCGGGGACTTACTGGCTGACGTGCACGCGGGCGGGAGCGGCGAGCGCGGTTAATTTTTATCGGGTTCAGCTTTCGCCTACGGCTTATGGGACGTGCCTGGCGTGGACGGGGAGTGCGTGGGTGGCTAACCCGCTGGGCGAGTATTTGCCGTTTCGCGTGTGGGCGGGAGAGGACACGGCGAGCCAGATGCGACGTGTTGTGGCTGATTGCGGCCAGTTTTTGGCGGCGATCGATGCG